GCGCATGACACATGGTGATAGTTATCGAATCCAACCTAACGAACGTATTGCTCAAATGTTTTTCGTGCCTGTATTGCGTCGGATATTTGAAGAAGTTGAGGAATTTAGCGCAGTGACTGAGCGTGGTGCAGGTGGCTTTGGGAGTACAGGGAAATGACACCTGAGCAATATGTAAAAGAACAACAAGGAATATTGCGCCAATTAGCATGGTTAATCAATGCCGCTAGAATTGGTGAATTGCATACTTTAAAAATAAAAGAAGGTAAAAAATGAGCTTATTAACAAACGAACAGATTGCCGAACTTATTGGCATTGCTAGTAACCAATCAACAAGTAGGGATTTGCACGATGAGTTTCGTGAATGGAATGAAAAGCAAACAGGTGTGCAAGTTAATGTGAATTGGAGTAAAGCACCAGAATGCGCAGAAAGAGTAGAAGTAAATTTTTATTGGGTTGGTGAAGACACATGGAGATTCTGTTTTCAAATAGCAAAATACGATAGACCAAAACCAGTCATCACACCTCATCCTCACGCAGAAATGATGATGAAATACGCTGAGGTAGCGCAAAGACGGGATGAGCCTTGGGTTGAGTTTGAATGGACTTATGGTGTAACAGGAAGTGAAGTTTGGGTATTATGCGATAAAGCCATTGGGTTTGCTTATGGTGTACGTTACCGCCACATTGGAGAAACAAAATGATTGCAACAACAGCTTATATTTTAATTATCGCTGTAACCACTCACGGTGAGCTTACACAATCAACAATCGATTTCGCAGATAAGGCTTCGTGTGAAAGCGCGGCAGTTAAACAGGATTTTGCATTTAAAAATTTGCAATTTGCAGGTAGATGGAACTTAACCTGTCATCCTTATCAACTTAGTGAGATTAAAAAATGATCCAGCAAATTCTTCAGCGCGGAAACCGTCAAGGCATGACAATGCGCGAAATAACCGAGCTAACAGATTTAAAGCAACATCAAGTGGAATTTAAAGTTCAAAAGTTAATCAAAGAAGGCATTGTGCATAAATCTGTTGATAGAATAGACAATGCGTATTTGTACACGTTGACAAGCTATGAAGAATTGCCGCCACCTGTTGAATGTTCGCCCGTTAGATTAGATAATGTCATTAAACACTTGAACAAGCAAAAAGAAACCGTAAACTCACCAGCGCACTATAGCAGCGGCACTGTTGAATGTATTGACGCAATTGAATCAATGCTAACAAAAGAAGAATTTATCGGATTTTTACGAGGGAACATATTAAAATATCAGTGGCGTTATAAGCAAAAAAACGGTGCTGAGGATTTAAAAAAGGCGCAGTGGTATTTTGACAAGTTAAAAGAAAAAGAGGGCGTTTAATGTATGAATTTAAAAGCGGTAAACCATCAGGCGGCTTGCGTTATCAAGCCATGCGCGATTATTTAATAAAATTAAAATGGTTTGCAGATAATCCCATGCAACCCGTGTTTATAAGTGAACGCAGTGCATGAAACCACGACTTAAAAAGATAGGCAGAATTTGGTTATGTTACACACAAACAACGGCTGTATGTTCCGGCTCAACACCTGAAGAAGCCTATCAAAAATGGGTATCAAAAAACAAAGCCGCTGAGTAAGCGGCTTTTTAATTATTTGCTTAAAAACAATTCTGCTTCAGCGTTGCGTCGTCGTGTAAGACCAGCAAGCGGTTTACCCCCTGCTTTATCCCAACGCAAAAACTGTTTTGCTATTTCGGCTTTATCATCACCGGCTTTAAGCATTTTAACAAGTGTTGAATTGCAAAAACCACCTTTGCCAACAATTTTATCACCGATGCCAATGTTATAAGCTAAAGACACACAGGCATCAAATTCATTTTGTGTTAATTCAACGCCTGTTGCATTAACCGCTTTTTCGTATTGCCCAATTGTTGCGGCTAATAATGCCATTGCTGCGCCTTCATTAGGCAACGTTCTATTTTTAGTAACTGGTGTGCCATCACCATAATGTGTTGAGCCAATGCCAATAGTCCAAACACCAGCTGGGCATTGGTACGCTTTGAGCTTGCAACCTTCAAATTCTTTAATCAATTTTAAACCGCGTTCGCCTGTTTTCATTTTCGTGATCTCATAGAAAGTACCGTAATTAATTTTTGTGTTAAGCGAATCATATCATTATCAAGCAGGCGTATTTGGTCGATTAATTCAATCAGCGCGTCTGTTGTTTCAGTAAGGATTGGCTTAACAATTGTCGTTACCCATATCCACACAAAATAGACGATATACCCCATGCTACTTGATGCAATAATTGGAAAACCGTATTGGTTGATATATTTAGCTAATGCGTCAACATCCATTAGTCAATTCTCTTTTCTTGTGGGTTATTGAAACGCGCTACTTTTTCTTTCTCAATTGGCATATCAAGCGTTTCTGTCATCAATACATCTATTTTTACAATATCCTCTGACATAGCGGTAACACGCCTATCAAGTTGCTTGATGATACCGATAAGGCTTTTAATCTTTTCAAGTACGCTATCAAGCAGGAATTTGATGGTCAGAAATACAAAGTACATTCCCACGCAAGCAGCAGCAATGGGAAAACCTACGTCCGTTGCAAACTGTAAAAATTCCATTATTTACTCGTCCACCAAGCAATAAACGAAAACAATGCGCCAATGGTGAAGACAATACCGCCAATAAATCCTTTATAACGTGTTTGCTCGTTCTTCATTTCTTCGAGAGTGGCAATTATGGCATCGAGCTTCTTACCACGATCTTCAAATATTTCTTCGAGGTTTTCAATTCGTTGCTCTACTTTAGCAAGGCGGCAGGCTTCGTTTGGCATAGCTAATCCTCTTTGGTTTCTACAATCTGACTATCAGTTTGCTGTTTTAAATCCATAAGGATTGGAAATGCGCCTGACGACGTGGGTAGATTTCCTAACACACCTAATATTGCATTTGCTGATTCTTCAGATAAATTCCAAGTAATCATATTAGTTGCTCCAAGGCGTGCCGTTAGAGAGTACGATTTTTTTGTTTTCAATATGAGCCGCTAATTCCGAATCTGCTAACGCTTCAGACTGTGTACCCACTAGCTTTTTAATCCATGCAATAACATCTGCTTTTGATAGTTTATCGTAATCAATGTCTGTGCCTTTAGGTGCAGGTAAGCCTGTGGTCGAGTTAACCGTTACGCTGTCTGTGCCGTTTGATGCTGTGATAGTAAATTGAACTTGGTTCACAATACCGTTTTGGTCGCGTTGCAAGTTAGTTGGTTCGTATGTGTATGTTGTTGTCATGAGTATTTCCTATTAATTAAACTGAAGTGATTGTTTGCCATGCTGCACCAGAGTACACGCATAACTTGGCAAGATTTGTGTCAAAAACCATTAAACCTGCCGCAGGTGACGCAATAGCGTTCTTTTGCGTGGTGGTCATATTAGGCATTCTCACGCCTTTTGTTGTTGACTGGACGTCAAGGATGGCGGATGCGTCGGGTGAAGCTGTGCCGATACCTACGTTACTTGATTGGTCTATTACCATTGCATCAGATAGTGTAGATGCCCCCACTTGAAATGCCAAAGATTTTCCATTAGGTGAGTAAATACCTCCGTACAGCGTCCCATCAATATAAAATTTAAGTGACCTATTAACTGTTGAATCCCCGCTTGCGCAAATCATACCTAACGCACCGTAGTTTGTAATTGTCCCTAACTTATTTACTGTGCCAACACTAAGATTACCAGCCAAATAATTATCAGCCGTTCCTGCTATATGGAGATTATATCTACCTGTACCAGACGCTATACCACCATAAAAACCGTAGTTGTTTGTTGCACCTGTAAGCGAACCACTTGCAATATATCCGTATTGATTTGTAACATTAGAGCCTGCACCAAATGCAATTTGCGTTGTATCGAAATGAACAAGGTTAGCTAGCGTAAAACTGGCTGCTTGAGTAAGCGCTACACTTCTAAAACCAGTTGCGAGTGTAGTGACGTCTGACTGAATAGTAAACTGATTATCAACGGAGTATGTGGTTGTTGCGCCCGTTGAATTTTTATTTACGATTAAATTTGTTCCTGCTGAAACCGCTGTTCCAATCCCTACTGACCCTGCAAAAGTAGCGTTTTTACTTGCAAGAAGTCTAAATGACTCAGTTAATGTTGAATCAGTCGCAACTGGTCTAACAGAGAATACAAGGTCGCCTTGTGAATTACTTGAGCCATTTGTTGCCATACCTTTAATAGCTGCAAATCGCCACGCGGTAGACGCTGCGGAAAATACAATCGCCCCTCCATTACCCCCTGCCGATGAAGTATCCCCTACAATTAACGCGCCCCCTAAGCCAGTTGACGTATTAAATGAAGCCGTTGACTGACCTGCACCTAATGCTGTAATAGATGATACAGGAATACCTCCTACACCAAGATTTCCAGCCAAATAGTTATCAGCCGTTCCCGAAGCATAAATATTATAACCACTGTTTGCAGTAAGGTTAATTTGTGCAGGGAAAGTTGGGTTTGATGCAAATACATTTGCCCCTGTGCCCGTTTTGTCTGTTAACGCAGCAGCGAGGTTTGCAGAGGTAGGTGTTTGAAGGAATGTGGCGACGTTTGTACCAAACTGATTTGATGTGATATTAGTGACCCACGCGCTACCAGACCAAGCTTTAAATACGCCCGTTGCGCTGTTCCAATATAATGCGCCAGTTAGTAATGCGTTTCCGTCATTATCAACCGTCGGATCAGATGTTTTTGCGCCTAAATATCGATCATCAAATGAATCATAACTAGCCGCTGCCGCTGTTGCACTACTTGCTGCGTTAGATGCAGATGTTGCCGCGTTAGATGCAGATGTTGCTGCGCTAGATGCAGATGTTGCCGCTGCGTTTTTTGAAGATAATGCCGCTGTTGCACTGGCTACAGCGTTTGCAGCAACAGCAACTTCTTGTGTCAATGCCGGTACAAACCGTGTTCTCCAACCGCCATTTCTTAACCCAGTTGTTGCATCATCATCATCTGTTACTGTTGACCCATCGCCACCTACGGTTGTACTAAAAGTTACACTACTCATAATAATTCC